CCTGATCTCTGTTGACAGTAAGAGAATAGTATCAAGGTTCTCTTGCCCTGTCTTCCGCATCTCGCTTTCGATCTTCGTTACCGCTTGTTGCATCTGGATAACGCTTAGTGTTGGGTCGTTCATCTGTTCCTTTCCTTTAGTTTGGCTTCGATTTCAAAAGCAAAAGTTCTAAATTCTGATAAGTCGTGATCGCTGTGGCAGTAAGGCATAAATTTATCAATCTCATCAATCGTCAGCCCAACCCATTCACGCTCAGGACAACAATGCCCACACCTCGGACACTCAAACTCTTGTTTCTCTACCCCACCCCGCAGTTCATCCACCCAGTCATTAGGCGTATCGGCCCAAGCCTTCGTGCCTTTCTCAACCATCTCTGCCTCTGCGATGGCTTGGCGTAGTGCCGTCAATACTTTCCTGCTATCGCTGACAATGCTAGTTTCGTTTACAAACGGATAAGGCCCACGTAAATCACCAATTTCCTCGCAAAATTTCAATGCTTAGCAAATAACCTCCAAGAGTAGGGTTGATTTTGCGTAAGCGGACGCATGATGTCGTCGATCTGCTTGTCCGTCAGCCCAACCCATTCCGTGTGCAAAACTCCGCTGTTTGTGCCGACTTCTGTGCATGATCCGGCAATGCAAGTTTCCGACAATATTTTAATATTCATTTAACCTCCTGGCGGTTAGCCCAGAGCGATAGACAGGATTGCTCTAGCTCCATATTTGGCTTGTTGCCGTTGACTAGCAAAGCGTCTGCCCTGCCTCGCTGATAGATGCTAATAAGCTCATCGGCCCGAGCCGTTTGTTCGTTTACAACTACCGGGTCGATATATAAGCGTTGCCATGCAAGGACAGTAAGTAATCCCATGACGAATCCAATGATTGCGTTATTCATTTTTATTCCTTTCATATCTGTTTTTGAGCGACCATCGTTCGACAGCCGCAGTAGAGCAACCGTATCTTGTTTGAGACACCGCTAACAGTTCTATCGCTCTTACCTTAGTGCCAGACCTCCTAAGCATTACCACTTCCCGCTTTCTGCCCGAGACTTTGGAATAGATGAAGTCACCAGGCTTGAGTGAGTCGAGTTCCTGATCGGTCATAACCTGACACCCATAACGCTTGTGGTGTATCGCATCCAGGCCGGATCGAAGGCAATTTGCTTACCTGTTGCTTTGAACTTGCATCCCCAGTTGTGACCGCCCGCGTGAGGGTCTTGAATCTTTTCTAGTTGGTCGAGCCGTTGCAAGAGCCGCAAATGGTGATAGATGCCCGACATAGTAGTTCCCAAGAACTCTGCTATCTCTTTCGAGGTTCGCTCCTGTCGGCAGAAGGAAAGAACCTTCTGGTGGGTCTTGGTTAGCTTCTTGGGTAATTGCTGGCGGGCCGAGAGCAATGAGCCGCCACAATGAGGACACTTAGCCATTGTTTTCCTTCCATAGCCCAACAATAGAATGAGCAAAGTTAATAATGTCTTCTTGCTTGGTTAGGTCGTAGTCGTTAGCGATGATAAGAATATCGCGGTCGTCTAAGTCTTGAGGTGAGTCGCAGTAGTTGTCGATCTCTCGGTCTAAGTACCAGTCATACATTGATTGTTTCCTCCTTCATTTGTTTTTCTTGGTGTTCGATGAGCTTGTTCAAGAAGTGTCGGCATTTATGCAAGTCCTCTAGCCCGTTTTTGTCTTGCCAGCGGCTTATGTATTTAATCACCGAGCCTTCCATGTAACCTAAATTGTTTGCTAATACATAGTCCCAGGGTTGTATTGCAAGTTTCTTGTAATGCTGACCGCCTACCTGTGTCTTATTTTCCTCAGTCATTTCTGCTCCATTTCTTTAATCTTTAACCATGCATCGTCGTTGGTTTTAACATTGAGGCGGTTATAAATAACATGCTTGTGCGCCTTAACGGTATGAATTGAGATACCCAGTCGCCGAGCAACTGTAGCCAACTTCAAGCCTTGCTGACACATTTCAATGATCTCTTTATGCCTTGCTGTGAGTTCTTTTGCGCTCATCGGAGTACCTCAGGAAGGAACATCATTCCCAGAAACAGGGCTAGTAACAGAACGCTGACTCCCAGACCGTCCGAGGTCTCCTTTGCGAATATCCTTTTCTTTGACGATGGCCTCCAGATTTGCCCGATTAGACTTGTGGGTGGCGACTGCAAGCGAGTAGACCTTCTTAAGTTCAGCTTCATTTTTAGCTCCTTTGATAGCGTTGAGATCGTTTTCTAAGTCATTCGTCATGGGTACTTCGTCTGGCAGGTCTTCCCCGGCATAAACCTTGATGCCCAAGCCATGACAGGCGATGGCTTTTACCAAGCATCGCATCATCGCTTTGTTTACCGCGAAAGCGTCTGGGTTCTTGATCGCCTTGTTCATGTTATCCATTACGGGTAAGTGCATTGTCACGCCTTTATTGAAGGCCGTAACCGTACAACTGACCATCATGGTTTCCCCGAATAACTGGGGTTCGTGAAAATGCCAAGTTGCTGTTGGGTCTTTCTTCATCAGAAAGTCCACCGCGATGGGCCAAGATAAGTAATCCATCCTGCCCTTCTTCTCGGTGTATCTGCTTACATCAATCGCTGCGAAGTCTTGGTAATGGTTCATAATAAAACCTCGACTGCCTTAGAAGCGGTTGCTATGGCCTCGCTTGCCGCTTTAATGGCGTTCCTTTTTGCGCTCTCCATGCCGCTATGCTTTGCGGCTCTTTCGAGGTCGTCTAATGCCTTTTTAGCCGCATTAATTCTTTGTTGAGCTTCGTACACAGCTTCAGCGTAAAGGTCAGGAGATTTAGCCACTACTGCTAGAGGCTGGTACTCCCGTTCCCTTTGCTGGGTCACTACGCTTACATAAACCGACTCTTTCTGGTCATCACTTGTGATAACTTGAACGCTCCGAATTAGATTCCTCGCGGTATGTAATCTCCACTCCTCTGCCGCAATAGAATCGTTCCACTCAAAGACCGGGTGCAATGGTGCTTCTTCTGGCCTAGCTTCCTCGACTACGTTTATAGGTTTTAACGCACCATGCTTGCCGTGAATACGTCCTAGTTCATGCCCAACCACCTGCGGGCTTATATTGCTAATCCTTGATCCATCTCTAAATGCGTATTTCATAAAGTTCTCCTTTAGTTAAAATGCCTGCCTTGCCTATCCCAGCTCTGCCCCGCCAGGCCGCGCCATGCCTGCCTTGCCGATCCTCGCCGCGCCTAGCCGCGCCAAGCCGCGCCTAGCCTCGCCTGCCTTGCCGAGCCACGCCCCGCCGTGCCGTGCCGGGCCACGCCGCGCCTAGCCTGCCTTGGCTATACGATCGCAAAAGTTCCCCATCCTAAGCCAGCAGAACTCTTACTATCGGGCCTACCCTCACCGATCCCGACTTGCATCCCAACCCGTTGCATTAAGTTGGTTATGTCAGTCACGGTGAATTGATCTGCGTCATACCTGATTCGGATGGACGCTGACCATTCCTTCCACATGGGACGCGCTCGAACATCGACTACCCCAGTCGCGTTTCTTGTGTGCATTGTGTTTAACTCCGGCTCTCCTTGAAACTTAATTAGAGGTTGCCCGTCCATTGAGTCGATCCCGTCATGCTCGACAAAGACGCTCAACTTAGCTAAGGTCATCTTAAAACCAACAAGCCTACAGGCCGAGATCATCCCACATCGAAAAGCTGGTGCTGGTAAGCCCTGCCACCCCTCCGTGCTGATGTGCATAGCGTCTCGCATCTCTTGTTCGTAGTCTCTAGCTTTGCGCTCTCGCCTGTTCTTAGCTGTACTGCCCTCTGCCATCTTCATCATTAGCTCGCCCTTCTTGCTAAAACGAGCCTGAACCAATGGGGCCGTTCCCTTGATGTTAAATACTGCGGTCTGGATGTTGGCTGGTTTGATAGTTACTGTCGTCATTTTCTTATGCCTTATTTTTGATTAGTGAATACCGAGCAAACCGCTTGCCGTTCTTGCTGATACTTTCGCTGAGGATGTTATGGCCCTTAGCCTTTAGCTCGCTAATCCGAGTCGCCAGCTTGAAAGAGCCGCATCCATGCAATGCATCAAGAGCAGTTAGCTTCTTGCCCTTTTTTAACTGCGATAGAACCCATTGGTTTTGTGTCATTTTTCTCTCCTTAAAGAAGGGGCCGAAGCCCCGTTGTTGTTACTGCATCTGGATGGTAAGGTTTTCACCAAGAATTGCTTTGACCGCTGAACCGAGGTGGTTACGATCAAGAGAAAAGCCGATTGCCGCTGGCCCCATCCGCTTGGCTGTAAACTCCAGGGCAGCATCAGAAACTGCTTGGAATTGAAATTCGCCGTTAAGGCACTTAGGTGTTTGGGTAAGAACGAAGTCCATAGTAGGCTCCTTAGAAGGTTGATTAAAAGTCTCGTTTGCTGTGTTCATAGGTTCTATTATATAGAGTTCTATTAGGAAAACAATAGATAAACAATAAAACATTTTTGTGTTTTTTCCTAACTTAAGTAAGGAATTTTTATGCTCACGCTTCCTTGGTATCCGAAAGAGCTAGCACCCAACGCGAGGGTTCACCGCATGGTCAAAGCGAAAGCCGCGAAGCAGTACCGCCTGGCTTGTTACGCCATAGCTAAGAATCATCCAGCTATGCAGGGTCATCTGATGATCTTGTTCTACCCGCC